CTTAAGGGTCGTAATCAAGTATCGTTCTTAGATAAGAAGGGTAATAATATCCCTGGATTTGGAGGATTTAATCTAACAAATGCGGAGGTAGAAGCATTAGGCGGGCAAGAATTAGATGACTTTAGAAGCTGGCAAAATAAGGACTCTTCAGGTAATATGATCTTGGTAGACACCGGGACAGGCGGTCAGTGGGTGAATGAAGCTTGGTATAAGGACCAGACTGCAGGAAGCTATACTCCGCAGAGTGAGTACGGCTGGCAGGAGCAATGGAAAAAATCCGATACACCCCAAGAATTCCCTGACGTATACACTGTAGGCTACACGGGCCCAGAGGAAAATTACGAAGACCCAGATACGTTTGATGGAAGCTCATATGAGCCTTACGCGCCAGATTATAAACAGGGCGGTCTAGTAAAGAAGAAAGCTGAAGGCATGGCTCCAGGAGGGATGATGTACAATCCTGCCTCTGGTTTTCGAGCCTTGGCTGCTTCTTCTGATCAAAATAAATCTACTAAGATAGGAAGATACAATCCAGATAGAGCAGAGCGACACATTATAAAGGGACGTGATGGTGACTATGACGACTTTTATGTTGAAAGCATTCTTAGAGAACACAATGTACCTCTAAATACATATGGGGGTGAGGGGGGTCCGGCTCCTCTAAATACCGCTGTAGAGTATTTGCAAAGCGGGTCTTTAAAAGAAACTCACCCCGAAGCGGTTGCAGCCGTGCATGATCTTCTTGAGAGACGAGCAAACAGAAGCGGAGGCGGTCTTCAACCTAAGCAGGTTTATGAAAAATTTGGTCCAGATGTAACAAATAGAGAGGCGTTACAGTACTACTTTGGGGCTGATCTTAAAGCGGATCAACGATATAGTGGTGGGAATCTTGGTGGACCGGGCATATGGCCGGGTGACGTTACACATGGCGGCAGGGAACATTTATATAGCTTTTTTGAAAGCCCTGAGTCTAACAAATCCCTAGCTAATGCTTCCAAAAGATGGAATAGTAGAACAGGGATGACTTATAATGGAGGAACTTCTGTTAACTTAGATGATCCGTATAGTCAAGATACGGTTAGAAAGACACAATTTTTCTTAAGGTTTGGTCAGTGGCCCAAGTCTCAAAAAGCTTGGGACAATACAACCGCCAAATGGGATGCCGCAAGTAAACCCAAAGCATCAGGTTTGATGCGGGCTTACAATCCTGCTGTTGGTTATCGAGATCTAGTTTAATACCTTTCGACGGCTACCCCCTGCCCTCTTCATGGTGAAGAGCTACCGGAGGCCCCAGATAAAAGAGACTAAAAATGCAATCAGTACCTATGAAGTATCGTAACACCTCGTCAGTTGATAAAGAAGAAAAAGAAATTGAAGAACTAGAAGCTCAACGTGCTAACGCAGAAAATCCACCGGAGGAGGAGCTACAACCGGAAGAGGAAACCTTTAAGAAGCGATACGGTGACTTACGACGACATATGCAGAGTAAGGACACCCTATACACGGAAGAAGTAGGTAAACTTAAACACCAACTAGATGCGGTAACTCGAAAACAAGTCCGGCTACCAAAAAGTGATGAGGAGCTAGAGGAGTGGGCTGAAAGATATCCTGATGTTGCAAAGATTGTAGAAACGATCGCAACTAAGAAAGCACTAGAATCTCGTAAAGATATTGAAGACAGACTTGCTTACGTTGATGAACGAGAACGCCAGATAAAGGTTGAGAAGGCTGAACACGAGTTGGCTACCTTCCACCCGGACTATAAAGCTTTGCGTAACAACAAAAGCTTTCACGAGTGGGTAGAAATACAGCCTAAGTGGATTCAAGCTTCACTGTATGAGAATGAAACTGATCCTTTAGCGGCGTCAAAAGCTATCTCTCTTTACAAGATGGAGACTAAATCTAACTCGCTACCTACAGATGCTGCTAAATCTGTTTCTCGACCGCGTAGATCTGAAGAACCCTCTCTTGAAAAAAGAGGCACCTGGTCTGAGTCAAGGGTAAAACAGCTTCGTGGGGAACAATACGAAAAGTATGAAGAAGAAATTATGGAAGCAATCCAAAAAGGTGAGTTTGATTATGATCTTTCTGGGGGTGCGAGGTAATTTTTTACTTGACTTCTAAAAAATAGTATGTTATACTAGTAACTATATAATAAAAGCAGATCTTTCTTTGGTTTAACCCTTAGATGATCAGGGATCTGCTCTTTACCGGACGCCTCTAATACTATTAGACTACCGTCTACCACGTTTCTTGCTCTAATACTTATAATACTAATTATTTTTATTAGGGTACTTTCCGCTAACATCTACGGAAATTCAACTACCTGTACGACTTAGGCCGGTGAATACCTGACCCTAACTAGTCAGCCTTGGATGCCTACTGTTGGCTCTTTTAGCATATAGCCTGAAAGGAGATAACCGATGGCTTTCTCAACTGCTGCTGGTTACGGCAACCTTCCTAATGGTAACTTCTCACCTGTAATTTACAGCAAGAAGGTACAGAATGCGTTCCGTAAAACTAGTATCGTAGAAGATATCACCAATAGCGACTATTTTGGTGAAATTGCAAACTTTGGTGATAGCGTTCGCATCATTAAAGAACCAGAAATTACTGTTAAATCGTATGAGCGTGGTACCACTGTTACACCACAGGATCTCGATGATTCAGACTTTACTCTTGTCATCGACAAGGCTAACTACTTTGCCTTTAAAATTGATGACATTGAAGAGGCCCACTCGCACGTAAACTTGGAGTCTCTTGCTTCTGACCGTGCGGGCTATCGCCTTCGCGACCAGTATGACCAAGAAATTCTGGGTTACATGTCGGGTTTCATCCAGACTACTCTTCACGGTGTCAACGACACTGTTCGCGTCGCGGGAGATAAGTCTGGTACTGATCCAGCTACCGTTGCTGCTAACGGCCTTCTTGCAAGTATGCAGGTTGCTCGTAACAGCTTTGTTTCAGGTGGTGCAACTACCGACTCAATTGCTACCCATCCAGATAACTCGACCGGTGAAGCTACTCCGCTTCAGGTCTTGAATCGCATGGCGCGTCTTCTTGATCAACAGAATGTTGACAGCGAAGGTCGTTGGGTTATCATTGATCCGGTTTTTGCGGAACAGCTAAACGACGAAAACAGCAAACTTCTGAGTAATGATTATGCTGGTGGTCAGAATGCTGGTGACGTTCTTCGGAATGGTCGGGCTGTATCCGGTTTGGTTCGTGGTTTCCGCGTATACCTCTCCAACAACCTTCCTTCTGTAGGTACGGGAGCAGCTACTGTAGACACTAATGGCTCCGCGACTAACTACGGTGTTATTCTTGCTGGTCACGAGTCTGCTGTTGCTAGTGCTTCTCAGATCGAGAAGGTTGAAACTTACCGCGACAATGACAGCTTTGCTGATATCGTCCGTGGTATGCACTTGTATGGCCGGAAGATTCTTCGCCCTGAAGGTCTAGTCCGAGCCCACTATAATATTGCCGGTTAAGGGAGGGCATAGATCATGGCTACTGTTACCACTCTCGCTTCGACCGTCCGTAATCCCGGCGCTCGTGGGCGTAGTCCGTACTACGTTCAGACTGAAATCGACTTTGCTGCTGCTGTTACCGCTAAAGGTACCGCACTGGCTGCTGCCGATATCATTGAAGTACTTACGGTTCCTGCCAATACGATGATTATGTCTGCTGGCATGGAATGTACCGCTCTTCACACCGGTACTTCCACTGATTGTGCCCTTGATTTGGGTGTGACCGGTGGTGATCCAGACGCATTTGTCGATGCTTTTGACTTCGACGCTGCGGCGGTTGGTGCCTATGCGGTTCCTGCTGCACCTGGGTGTGCGATTGTACCAGCTGCGGCTGATACGCTCGACATTCTTATCCAGGCACAGACCGGTACTACCCTAACGGGTAAGATCCGTGTTTTTGCATGGCTGTCGAATGTTGATGACATTGGTGAGCTTAACGCCGCTTCTGTTACTCGCGATCTAGTCTAAGTAGTTATCGGGGTGGGGTGTAAAAACCTCACCCCTTTACTTTGGAAACTTTATGGCAACGACATTTTTAACTTTAGTTAATGATACTTTGCGCCGTCTCAATGAAGTTGAAATTATTTCAGCTGACTTTGCGACGGTTATTGGCTTTAGGGCGCAAGTTAAGGACGCTGTAAATGCAGCGTTACATGAAATTTCTCAACGAGAATACTTTTTTCCTTTTAACCATACAGTAGGTAGTGTAACACTAGTTGCTGGAACCGACTTGTACGCTTTAGCTGCTGATGTTAAGCTTGCAGACTGGAATTCTTTTAGAATGAACTACAGTGCGAGTGATAATTTTTCTGCTCGTAAGCTTCGGCAAATAGACTATAATACTTTTCTAAAAACCTATTTTGAACGTGATAGTTCCGCTGTAACAGGAGATTTTGAACAACCCTCCTACGTATATAAATCTCCCGGTGGTCATGCTGGATTTACACCTATTCCTAACGCCGCTTATGTCGTTTATTACGATTATTATGCCTATCATACAGATTTAAGTGCATCTACTGATGCAATGGTTATCCCCGATGCATTCAAACATGTGATAGTTGATGGAGCAACATATCATTGTTACATGTTTCGAGATAATGCTCAACAAGCAGCTTTAACAAAGCAAAAGTTTGATCTTGGCATCGATCATATGAGGTCTCTCTTAATTAATACTAACCGATATGTAGAAATTAGGGATACACGAGTTGCAAAGCTAGTTAATGCGGCTTCTGGAAGTATTTAATGGTGGTTAGCGACTCATTTAAAGACGTAACCGTCCTTTCACGGGGGGGTTTATTCACGAATGAAGATGCGTTAGTTCTAGCCGTTAATAATCCCGGTGCGGCTACTCGTATGTTGAATTTTGAGATCAGTCAGTTTGGTGGGTACCGTCGAATAAGTGGATTTACCCCTTACGATGCTTCTAATACGACTGTACCAGGACTGGGTAAAGTATTAGGGTTGTGGATTCATCAAGACACTGTTTACGCTGCACGACGAAACGTCGGAGATGCTACAGGTACTCTAGGTTCTGGTCCTATAACAGTAACAAATGAGTCTACTATATTAACAATAGCTCACACTTCTCATGGGTTATCGGTAGGATCTTTTGTTACATTTGCCGGAGCAGCAGCCGTTGGCGGGTTAACAATTAACGGCGTTGAGATGGTCGTTGTTACAGCTGCTACTAATTCATACACCGTTGTCTTTACGTCAGCCGGAACTTCTTCTGCCTCTGGAGGTGGTGCGTCGGTAACTTACTCTTACAGCTATAATTATTTTATATATAAACACGTTGCAGGAGTTGGTTGGGGAAGTAATATAGGGCCGACAGGTAGAACCGCTTTAGGTGTTTCTAAACTTAGAATAGCAGATCATTCTTTTATGGGTGCTCCTGTTCATGTGGTAACGGATGGTAGTAATAGACCTATCAGACACAGTAATACAACATTTATTGAGATATTTGATCGACAAGGAACCTCTGCTACAGACACTGAAGCACAACTAAGTAATGCCTTTGATTCTGTAAATGGGGATGCTACTGTAACAGTGGACCACGTTGCACATACTCTAGCTGTAGGCGACACTGTTAAATATAGCGGGGTAAATGTTAACGTAGGAGGTGTCAGTATAAACGACACTAATTTTACGGTTGCAACTGTTGCTAGTGTTGATCTTTATACTTTTGAATTAGACAGTGCTTCTGGTGTCACCGGGCAAACAAATGTTGGTGGCACAGCGATTGATTTTTTCTACACAAAGAGTACAACTATACGAGACTTTGTTGGGGCTAAATATACTACTGACTTTCGTAATCATCAATTCTTTGCTGGGATGACAATTAATCCTAACTACTTAACATTTAGTTCTCCTAATACAGATCTAAACTTCGTTACAGGTTCCGGTGCAGGCTCTATAAATGTCGGGTTTACAATCACAGGCATAGCCAAGTTTAGAGATGCACTGTATATTTTCGGTTCTGGCAAGATTAAAAAGTTGACAGGTAACAATACGGGTGACTTTGTTATCTCTGAGGTAACTAATAATATTGGTTGTATCGCCTCAGACAGTATTATAGAAATTGGCGGTGATATTTTATTTCTAGCTTCCGATGGTATTCGACCGATTCAGGGTACTGCACGTATTGGGGACGTAGAGTTAGAAACTATTTCTAAGCCTATTCAGCAGTTATTGCAAGCTCTCCCGGCTACTAAAGATCTAACGAATATGTGTTCGGTAGTTATTGCTAATAAAACCCAGTTTAGATATTTCTTTCCTACAACTTCTTCGGCGGATAGCGAGGGTATTATTGGTGGGATACGATTTGCCGATCAACGAGCTGGCTGGGAGTTTGGACAGTTACTAGGTATCCAAGCAACAGTAGCAGCGGGTGGTTTAATAGATAATCAAGAAGTAATTATTCACGGGGATGAGACCGGTCGCGTATTCCAGCAGGAGTCCGGCGACGACTTTAACGGAGCAGATGTAATATCTGTATATGCTACTCCGTTTTTGTACTTTGACAGCACAGAAAGACGTAAAGTCTTCCAACATCTTTCGTTATTTACCAGACCAGAAGGAGCATCTACGGTTAACTTAGGTGTTGCCTTTGATTGGGACAGCCCCCTAGTTCCTAACCCACTCACGTATCCTCTAGGTACAGCCGGTGCTATGCTTAGGTATGTAACTACTGGTGGAACGTATAACTCTACTTTCACTTTTGACGGTTCAACAAGCCCAGTTCTAGAAACAAATATTCAGGGATCAGGTAGATCAATGTCGCTAGTAATTACTTCAATCGGTACACAGTCACCTTATAGTATTAGCGGTTTTTCCGTTACTTATCAAGAATATGGATATAGATAATGGCAGGATATACTAGACAGTCTTCAGCTCAAATTCTCAGTGGTGAAATTGTTAGTGCAGCACCTTTGAATGCTGAGTTCAACCAGAACTTAGCTGCGT